GGAGTTTTTCCATTCCTAGTGGCTTTCGTCCACGAAATAGTGGGTTTGATCGGCACGATGCTGGTCAGCCCATTATACCTCATTATAGCTCTAATAGCTATATGGATTGCGATATTAGTCTCTCGTGGAGACATTGTCGCATGTTCAATTGTGAAACTCATTGTTGTTCCGTTCGTGGCGGACTGCATTGAGTCCCTACAGCTATTGACCTTATACACCTGCTTAACCTTTATTAGGTACTCTATTGGTATCCGTTGGATCAGAGACCATCCAGAACATTTCGTGTCTCGATGGGTATCTAATAGGTTAAGACAGGGAGTCCGAGCTGGACCCCACAAGGTGTTTGATAATAGCGTTTACGCAATGAAGAAGTGGAAGTTCTCTATCAAGCCACCAAAAGGATTAAATCCTCACTGGAGGGGTCACGCCATCAGGGATAACGCCGAGAAACTGATGGACGTGGTCGTAAAGGCCTCGAAGATGGATAAATATCAGATACAGCAGGGAAGGTCGAAATGTAAAGGAACAGGTTATGTACTGGATCCTATAGACATTAGATCTGAAGAATCTGAACCAACTGAAAATGCCTTTTTGACGATGGTTGATGTTGATTATTACGTTAACATGAACTATTACCTATCGTGGTTTAAACCTATCATCATGTACAGCTTCGTTCCGAATGGAGTTGGAAATGCTGGTAAGGAATACCATTATGAGGTTAAGAATGATGAGATTCATTATCATTCACCGGAAGGATACGTATGCCATCATAAGATCTGGAAATATCCAGCTGATTATGTTTGGAGCAGGATCCCATGGTCTATTTTTCATCCTTTTGAATCCCTTGGAATTACTTGGTATCGCGTAAAACGCTTATCTTTTCCTGACGAACGACAGGTTATTTTATTATGCCCATGGTTTAAAATACCTTGGTACCTTCTGCCCGCTTCTGAATTAATTCAGCGAGATGGGTCTGAGCTTACTAGGTATAAATACGTCCACGATCAGTGGAGGGCGATAAAATACTGGGGACTGATGAAAGATGTTCCGACGTTATTTGTTAACTTTAACCGGAATGATTCGCCGTCTCTGCCTGTGACGTACGAGTGGAATCGTGTCTGCCAGGCGGCAGACTCTTACGCTATTGTTGGGGGAACACATGTTATGCTGCACACTGCGACTGTCATTACTGGAGACAGCCTGCCCTTCAATCTCCAAGGGTTTGCAGCATTCGTCTCTGACCTTAATCCTGAAATTGATGTTGTTCAAACAGGAACTTTTGTTACTGAAGTGGAAGAGATACCTTCTAAACTTAAGATCATCAGGAAAGATGATTCACTGCCTGGATTAAAGGAACACGCCGCCGTGTGTCCTCTTCATGGAGATCATGGGGATAAATCCACAGTGGAAGGTTTACAATATGTCATAGGTAGTACAGCGCTTGATGTAAAACAGCGCCCTGCCTGTGGTGTAACGCCCGTTGCTGGCGATCCTTTTCTGACCAGAAACAAAATTAAATCACCCATTAGAGATAACCCGATGAAGGACGTCGCGATCGAGCGCCGCGTCATCGAAGTTCAATCTCAAGCCGAGCAGCGTGTTAAACCACTGGAATGGCATATGCCGCACTTTAAGAAATTTGTAGACCTTATGGATAAGATTGAAGTCCTGAAGGTCGATCCTATTTCTATGGAGGCCGCAATGTCTCGAGTTCCAGCTAAGAATCGGCTTAACACTATTAAAGGCTTATGTGATATTCCTTCACCTAAAGCAAAGAGCAAAGGCTTTGTTAAAGGTGAATCATATTTCGGATTAAAACATCCTCGCCTTATATCACCTCTTGAGCAAGAGGTCCAATCCCGAATGTATAGGTTTACTTATGCTTTACAGGATGCATTACATTCGCAGCCATGGTTTGCGTTCTCAAAACCACCACCTAAATTAGCTAGTTGTATCAAGAGGTTGTCTGAACTAGCTATGATGAATAAGATGGTTATGATTGAGACTGATTTTTCTAGGTATGATGGAACAGTCACCAAAACTATGCGCGTGCTGGAAAGAATGCTTTATGCTAGAGCTTTTGGAGAGAGCTCAGAGATCATAAGCCTGTTAGATAAGACTTTTGATGTAGAGTTCAAGATCAAAGGAAAGAAATATAAGTCAGGGGGATCCAGATGTTCTGGAGCGCCTGATACCTGCTTGATGAATTCTATATTAAATCTCTATATGTTCTACCTCGCCTTAGGGGAAAAGGTTTTAACCCAAGTCATTCTCGGTGGAGATGACGGAATCGCTGCTATTGATCGCAGTGAGGTTAAGATCGTCGAGACCGCTGCTGCTGATTGCGGTTTTAACCTAAAGTGTCAGGTTAGGGAGATTGCGGAACCCTTCATATTTCTATCTCGTGTTTTCACATGGGGCAGCGAACAATCGTGTTGTGATGTTGTTCGAGCTGTTTCGAAAATACATATCACCAATCATGGCGGCTTTCCCGTTAAGTATCATGCTGCGCGATACTTTGAGAAGCTGACGACGTTGCAGATGTCGGACGGAAACACTCCTGTTCTGGGAGATTTTCTGGCTCATGAGTTAGAGCGGATCACGCATGATCCTGCATCTCATTTAGTGATACCGAAATCCTTAAAGGAAAGGAATTGGAGAGAGATAGTTTGGGTTGGTGATAATAACTGGCCGAATCAAAAGGAATCATGGATGGAGACGTATGTTCGAAGTCGCCTTAAGCTTCACGATGGGAAGCTTGAGCTGATTGAATAAACGTTTGTGTGCTTGAACCTGTACAAGACAGATTATCTTACTTAATAAATCAAATGAAGTCTAATAAACAATCGATCACAAAAGGTGGAGCGGACTGGGTGGCGTTAGCACTCGATCCTTTTCATGATTATCAGCGCTCTATTGAGGGGTTACCTGATCAATGTCTCGGTCGCTCGGTCGTTCGCAGTCGTATAGATACTGTGAGCGCATCCTGCACCGCTGACGGAGATAACATGGCGATCTATTTCACTGGTTATCATGGAAGGAGCACCTATCTGACTGAAACCGCAGGCGGCACTGCAGGACATGGACCCGTACTAGGAACTGATCAAGTTTCTTGTTCAGGGCCTGTCCTGATCATCCGTGCGCCTTACGGGACGAATCCAACATTACATAATGTCGTTCTTGGGACTGCGACTTTAGTCCAGTCTTTTCCGACAGTTCATAATGCCACGATTTCCAGTCGAATGATAGCTGCCGCTATAGAGGTTCACGATGTAACTCAAGAGTTATATCGACAGGGTTCAGTAGTTGTTGCTCCTTCGAACAACTGTGCTGTTCCTGCGAATTTTATTCTGGATCTCTCAACCGATGGAGTTTGTGCGATACCTGGTTACTCGACCCCATTGATCCCTGCTGCAGCTGGTGAATATACAGCTAATCCTGGATCAATTATTGGGCCTGCAGCCGCTGGGTGTTACATGATACCTAAATTCCAAAGCTTCGCAGAACCCTCGAGCCCTTTGTCTAATGGAAACTCTCAGGCGCGTTATACCGCTTGTAGTATCTGTCAGTCGAATGGTTCGAATACCCAGTATCAATATGTTGCTGGGGGTGGGACGCCCGCCACACTTGATGATATGTTTGTAAATGGATGGAGACCATCCGGATTTATGCCTGCTCAGGCTTTCTTCTCTGGCCTTTCGGAGAAGACGACCTTGAGGATAACTCTCAAAACCATGGTGGAATACTTTCCAGATTCCTCTGATATTGAGATGATGTCCATCGCGACCTTTAGTCCTGAATACGATCCCGTCGCTTTGCAGCTTTACCACTCGATAGCTACTGCCATGCCCATTGCTGTCCCCGTCGCTATGAATGCGAAAGGAGATTACTGGCGGATGCTGTTAAGCCGGATGAAATCCGCTGGGGGTTATCTATTACGGATAGCTCCCACTGCGCTGACTGCTTTAGGTCAGCCAGAGCTCGCTGCTATTGCAGCTGCTGCTGGAACTATGGTTCGTCCTCAACAGACCTATCAATCTATTTCTAAACCAC